CAAATGCTGTTCCTTCTGCTTTAGCAAATTGAGTAGCAAACTCAGACTGCATTTCTGCTTCTAAGTCAAAGACAGTGTCTTCAAGGTCTTGCTCAGAGATGTCCACCATAGCGTAATATTCGTGAGCAGGAATTTCTTCTAGCCCTACGTTATAGCCTGTTGTCTCTGTACGAGTACCTGTTTCAGCTACCCACTGTGCAGCAAAAGTGGAAGTTCTTTTAGGAACTTGCACGCTTCTTTGACCAGTGCTTCTAACTCTTGCAATTGATCTGATAGGCGAGATTTCTGTTACAGTTTTTAGTAACTCTCTTAAATACTCTGGGGGTGCAAGATAACCACCAGTTGTATCATTACTTACAGTTAAAGCTTTCTTCTCAACATCAGTTAAGCCTTCTATGCCTTTTCTGCAGTACGCCTCAAAAGCGTTTGTATGATCGTCAATTTGTTTTGTGTCAAAACCGCTAGAAGGTCTTTTTAAGACTGTTTCTAGATTTTCTAACTTCTCATTAACAGAGTCATTTTGCGCTTTTTGTTGAGCTATCTGTTGGTTAATATCTTCAAGTGAATTCATTTTTTCTTCAATGTTTTCTATCTTGTCGTTCAACTCAACTGGAACACTCAACCCTTTTTCAAGGTAGTCTAACTTCTCGTCATTTGCTTTTTTAAATTCTTCAAAAGCACCTGCGATTTCTGTCACTACCTCTTTTACTTCATCTACCATTTTTTACCTCGCTAGATTGATTTTAAGGTTTGCGTTAAGTTTCTTATGGCTTCTACCAATTCTGCATCGTTAGAATCTTCCTCTAACATCTCGTTAGATTTTTTTTCTTCAAATACATGGTGTACGGCTTTTGCCGCTACCTTTGCGTCTGAACGAGAAAGATTGAAAGCATCTCGCATTCCGTTTTCCCATTCCCTAATAGTTATATCCTCAGATTTAACCATATCCACTTGCGCCCTCGGGTTCATTGGAAAAGTTACTAAAGATACTTCCATTAATTCTACATCTTCTATGATCCTTTTGCGTGTTCGCTTATCATAGGTATATCCTTTTTCGTTTGTTCTAAAACCTATTGATAGACCAGAAAGAGCACCCATCTTCATAAGTTCGTATGCTTCTCTGCCTGCTTGTGTTTGTAAGGCTAATTTACCTCTTACGTACAGACCTTTTTCGTCCTCGGAGATCTTCTCAAATACTCCGATAGGCATATCAGATTTGTGTTGATATAACATCTTGATTCCTTTTGGTCCTTTCTTTCTAAGACTCTTTTGGAATGCACCTTTTTTAATTACATCATTTCCAAGGTCAGTATTATTAAATACAGAACCATAGCCTTCAAATATACCTTCTTCCTTTTCTTCCTCTGTTGCCATTTTTAGTTCTGCAGCTATTTCTACAACAGTTTCGTAATCTTTTAGCTCTTCACAAGAACAGTCCTCTTTTTTCATAGGTTTCTTTTTAGGCTTCTTCTTATCGTCGTCTTCATCTTCATTATAACCACTTACATCTCTGCCTTCTGCAGCTATATAAGCATCGTGTGAAGCACATGGCATATAAACAGTTTTGCCATCTTCTGTGTGGGTGTGGGTTCCAGAACAACCTATTTCACTTGCTCTTTCTAAAGCTTCTTCTTCGGTAGTGTAGACATCTCTACGCACCCTTGCTTTTTCATCATCCCCTTTGGAATCTTCGTATGCTGTTGCACAGATAGCCATTCTTTGATCATTATTGTATTCATCAACCATAGTGCTATCTCCTAGACATCTACTCATAAATTGCGTTCTACTTTCTCCTGCTTTAGGTTTAGGTATCGGCATATCAAATTATATTATCATTAGATGTCATCTGACAATATCATTTTCATCAACGTAGAGTATCACACATCTACAATTGATAACATTACTTGCACCCCCTTTACTATCTCCTGCATGGGCCATAGGCATTCCATTAACTATAAAATCGCTATTAGCATCTACAGTTTGACCATTTGCACTTGCATGAAAGGATCTAGTTCTTGAGTCATTTACAGCACACCACCTTTTTTTTAGGTTTATTCCTAAGTCGTTGCCTATATCCATGTGATATTTATGATTTGCAAACGATGCGGCATTATGTGTTTCTGTTCTTGCAATAAGTGCGGCTCTGCTTCTTTGTATTCTAGTAAATTTCTTAGTTACTTCTCTTGCTATCTGAGGCAAGGTTAATTCTTCTAATCGTAGTTTTTCTATTTCTTTTGCAATAGAGTTAGCTTGTCTTGCAGATATTCCTGCTAGGATTAATTCTTTAGTTTTAAAATACTCTTTTACTAAAGCTTCTATATCTTTATTTTTACCAAAGACAACTGCCTCTGCTTCGTCTTTTAAAGCTCGGTTGTAATATTCTTCGTTTATAGAATACATAGCTAGAAATACTTTGCGATAAAAGGCAAGCATAACTGGGAATAGTTCTTCGTTTAGTCTATCTCTTGCAACCTGTGGTTCGTAGATACCTGTTTCTTGATACAAGAACATAGAAGATCTTGTAAACCTACGAAAAGCTGTATTTACTTTTCTTTGAAGTTCTCTTTCAAAGTTTTTTCTAAATGCGGTCTGTCTTCTAATTTCTTGTGCGACTGATACTCTGCCCCTTCTAAAAGAGTACAACTTTTTAAGTTGCATCATTAGATTCATTTTTTCTTAGGTCTGCCCTGTGAATCTGTTGGTCCTTTAGCTTTTAAAGGGTGTCCGTCTGGAAATAAATCAGTATCGTGCTTTCCGCCTTGATGTCGTCCTGTTCTTAAAGCAAAAAGGTAACTGTTTACGCGAGCGTATGCCCAACGATCAGCGCCCCCTTGCCTTCTTACACCTGGTCTAACTGAGCTTGGATTAGTATTGTATGCACCTACACCTCTACGAAATACAGCAGATAGGGTTCTTAAGCTAGTTTTCTTTTTAGGATTATCTCCATATTTCTCATTATGCTCATCTACTTTCTTTTTTAAAGCTTCTTTAACTCTAGCGGAAAGTTCCTTAGTATCTTCTACTTCGCCTTCGTGTGTATCTGTTTCTAGGATAAAAGTATCTTCTATCGCAATATATTTTCCTTCTGGCTCTTTTTTACCTCTTAGCTTTTTATCTAATTCTAAGATTACATCTTTCATACCTTGTTGGCCTAGAGTACCTATAACGCCCCATTTCATCTGTGCTACTACACCTGCAACATTAGATAAGTTTGGTTCTGTCTTTCCGTCCTTAAATTTTTGTCCGTCTCTAAAGTGTCTTGCCGCCCAAGCTTCTCTTTCCTTTATCCATTTAAGAACTGCAGGAGATTCAGAACCTTCTCTTGCTCTGCCCCAAAGAATATAAGCTTCATTACCTCTTATATTGCCACCTGTTTTCCATATCTCCTTTCCTACCGAAGAACTTTTAACATCTTTAGCAAAACCATAGTCAAACTGAGGATACTGTGAATTTCTTAAGGAGATCTTCTTGTTTTCTCCTGCTTTAGGAAAATTAGTTAATTCGTCCTTTGATTCTGTTAGATCTAGATCATCTAAAAAATCTTCTTCATATTCTTTTTCATCTTCTTCTGCAATTGGATTTTCTGGTTCCTCTACTTGTACAGAACCGATAGGCATGAGTGCGGCATTTATATATAAATCATCTCCACCCTCTATTGGACTAAGACCTATTATTTCTCTTGCCTCGTTCCTAGTCATAATTCCTGTATTGACTGCGCTTGTTATATTTTCGTAAGTTTTTCTTTTTCTTTCTGCTAATGCAGGTATTCCGTCTATGTCATAACAAAACTCTAGTTCTTCCGAGAACATAGGAACAAGCCATTCGTTTAAATCAGATTGTATTAATTTTAAGTGTGGAATAATTGTTTCTTCATATAAAGCAAGTCTTGCTTCTGCAATATTAGAATATGTTTGACTATCTGGCACACCTACTAATTGACTTGGAACTCCAAAACAAAGTGCTATATCAGTTGCGCTCATGTGTTTTAAATTAATAAAGTCCATATCTTTAGGACTTAAACCCATTTCTTTCCAATCAAAATCTCCTTCTAAAAGCATGGGTCTGCCTGCATTACCAGATCCAACAAATCTATTATTTAGATCTGTAAGTAATT